GCTTGGAGGTGACTGGGACCCTGGGGAACTGATTACTGATCACAGCGGGTTGGTGGGCCGAAAACCAATTTTCAGGGCATTAGAGGATTCTATTCTAGGAAGAGCCCAGGTTCTTTTCGCAAAATCAGATGGCCCCTTAAATGATGCAATCAAAGCAGCTGCCGAGTCTATCACAATCCAAGCTCAGGCAATTTATGGAGATCTTGGGATTGATCATGAGTGCTCCCCTGACTCCTTGGCACAGAAGCTGAGTGGAAACAAACAGCTGATAGCAGCATGGAGAGGGAAATTGGTGGTGTGTCAGATACATTCTGAAATAGCCCATCTATCATCCCAGAAGCTCGCAGAGTTTGAGATCCCTACGTTACCCGGAATGAAGTTTCGGAGGTCACTTGTTCGGGTCCCAGTGCATGGGGACAAACATGTGATCATAGAGTACACCTGGCTCCTTAACGTCCTAGACAAAATTGAGGCCAAGTTTCACTCTCTATCCTACACCTTGTTGGTCCATGACATCCCTCCGTTCAAAGGAACTCCCTTTCTTGACCTCACCCTTGCACTCTATGATAGGCTGGACCAGGTATATGACAGGTTAGGATGCCAAGCCTGTCTGGTCTACAAGATCTTGGAGTCACTGGCTTCAGGGGCTGTTCTAGAAGTCTTAGGGGATGAGAATTCAGATAGGGGGTTCCTGGAGCGGGTATTAGACGACATCAGATCTGACAACCTCCCTCTATGGGTAGAGGCCCAGGCTATTGCAACCATGCTTAAGGAGTTCTTGAAAGAAACAGGGGAAGCAGGAGTCTTCGCAGTGATGGAGCAGTTTGGTCAAGAAAAACTCCACTGGTACCCTATTGGATCAGAAGAAGAGGGGATGATCAAGATGTACAACTACGGAACAGAAGTGAGAGAGACCAGTTTTGAGTTCTGCCGCGAAGTGAGAGGTGTCTTATTCAAGCGACTGCTCTCAAGTTTTTACACAAAAGAGGGCTGTCTGATCCCGATTGAGGAGGACCTTTTCCTGGACCCTCGCATCATTGATATCTACTCGACAGGGGTTTGTCCCTCATTGCAAGAGCTGTGCAAGATTCCCAACAGTGCATGGGCGCAGGTTGTGCCTAGCAAAACATTTGAGTTCAACTACCGACCAGATCCACTATCACTAATGGACGATAAAGCATGTGGAGTTGACCGTGACCAGATGGCACAGTACTATGCTGAAGTTGTCCAACAGGAGTTTAACCTCCACCCTCCACACGATCACCAGGAAACCAGATTGATCAAGTGGATTCTCGACCAGCCCATCATTGATATTGAGGGCCTCTTCGTCACATGTCGAGATATTGGTGGGCTCCCATTTGCTGAGAAGATTATTGCAACCCTGGGGAAGGAGCTAGAGAACAGGTATGGGCTACGAATGTACTCTGTTCTCCACCCACATGTCCGGCTACGTGCCTCCACACTAGAGAAGAACATAGGAGATTCGATATTCCCATATGTCCAGGAACAGACTATGACATACTCTGGGGCAGAGCTACTGAAGAGGATTGACAGATTATCAGCATCCATGGCTGATCCCAACAGGACAGTCATTGCTATCCACATGGATCTGAAGGCTTGGAACCACTTTCAATATGAATCGTCCACTTTCCCTGTTCAATCCCTCCTTAATCAACTCTTTGGCGTTACCTGGTGGGATCAGCTCATGTGGCCATTTCAGCAGTCTGTGTTCATCTCCTCAGAAGCCTACAACCCCCCGCATATACACAATAGGTGCAACTGCTGGGAGGGGTACAATGGTGGGAATCAAGGGATTTGTCAGCGGTGCTGGACATTGTGTACCCAGATGATCATCCACTTGACTATGGAATCGTTCACGTCCAAGTATGAGCTGACAGGTCAGGGTGATAATCAGGTCCTCCTTGTTGATATTACAGATGAGTTGTCAGGGCCAACCTTCATCGAACTCATCAGAGAGTCTTTGGCTAAGAACTTTCAGCGATTTGGGTTGGAACTAAAGCTGGAAGAAACCTGGCACTCCAGCTCTCTGCTTGTGTATCAGAGGAAGTACTATTACAAGGGAATCCCTCTGCTTGGCGGCTTGAAGCAGACCGCAAAATTTGCTGCGGGAGTTAAGGACGGGGTTTATTCAATTGATGCCCACTGCCAGACTGCCATGGGATCAGGGATGACTTTATCTGGAACAGTGAAGCACCCGTTTGTTGGCCCCTTCCTTGCTTATCTTGAGATGCTCAGCGGACTGCTGGCCAACCCCGATTGGAGGCCTCTCATCCAAACCACACACAAAGCAATGGTTCTCTTGACGTGGGTGGGGGCTGAGCTTGGGTTTTATTCAGTTCTCCAGTTGCCATCTTTCATGTATTCAGGAAACAAGGATCCCCTATCAGACTCATTGGCCATCCTATCAAAGATTTTTGAGAAGTACCCAGAGTACCGCCAGCTAATCGGGAGGGCCCTCAATGTTTCATTCACAGACGTCACTGACGATAGATTGCTAGATTTTGTCCTGAACCCTCTTAGTCCGAATCTCCAGAGGAGTGCGACTGTTGATGGAAGACTGCAGCGACTCACAGAGGATAGTCTTCTCACTCCAGGCCATGTTAAAAACAAGACGATAAGTGAGTTGTTCAAGGTGTCCCAGCGGCAGGACAGAATAGCACTGGCCAAGCAGCTTTGCTCGATAAGACCTTTAAATATGTCCCTTGTCCACTCCATGTACGAGAGTAGTCATGTGGGGCAGGCACATTCTTCTCTGACCAAGGTCAGTAAGATCAAGTCTCTGATCAAACTAGCTGAGCAACAGGACCCCTCAATCGCTGTGAAGGGGTTGGCTATGACCACACTAGCAATTGATCAACGCTATGCCGCTGAGGTTACAAAGCGTCTAAATACAGCAGTTCCACTGGAGAAATCCTTTGTCGAACAGGCCGTCCGGAAGTTCAAGATCCCCTTTGCAAGCTGGTGTGAGAAAGTTGGATGGGACCCACACTGCACCTTCTCAGTCAGAGTGTTCTATATTGTACATTCTTGGAGGCTCGGACCCCTGGTTCCTCGTGGGCCTTACATCCCAAGTGTTGTTGAGCAGGTGGCAGTCAAGAGGGAGATTTCTCACAGGGAGGAAGGGCATGCTGTTGTTATAACCCCTGCTCATGACATTCTCCCCTCCAAAGATCAATTGGAGACCACTAGGGGACCTTTCAGCCTCTATGTTGGGTCAAAGACCCCGGACCCAACCAGGACCATAAAACTGGTCAACCTTGAGGGACTGGATTTGGCAGGGCTGATAAAATCCTTGACAGCTATGTACTCATGGGTCACCTTCAAAGGACGAGACCCTGAGATCCTTGGAGCTCTTTGTGCAGAAATCGAGCTAAGAGTCCCTGGACTTGCCACACATCTTGCTGATGCAGGGTCTTTCATCATTGGTGGAACTATGGAACACAGGTTTTATACACGAGGCACTGATATGGGAGCATGGGCACTAGGGAGAAGTATGATCTCTACCTGGTACCGAATGTCAACAGATAGAGCCTATTTGTTCCAGGATTCGGACAGCAACCGGCTCATCTTCTTCCAGGGGATCTTACAGCATGTGGTTGCAACCCTCCGTGTAATCCCTGTTCAGAAGTCCAGCATATATGCTGTGGTCAACCTCGACCATTGCTCATACCCTGTCGATGAGTCAGACTACACCTGCCACCTTAGCATCAAGAAGCCCCCTGCATCTGTCATCAAGGTGTTCAGGACTGCTCCTCGCACACTTGATAGTGTTGCTGAAGAACTTTTATCGAAGAAGAAGATCAAGGAACTGAACTTGATGAGTCCTCAAACGGATGTTGAGGGGTTGTCAGCAGCATTGGCCTCACAAATGGCAAAGATCATTCAACGATACCAGCTGGGACGACTTGGTGGTGGAACCACTGATATCACGCAGGGGGCCGTTCGATCACCAATAAATATCACTCTCATCAGGAAAGTCCCTCTAATCACCTTGCTCCAATCACTGGTTGTTGCTCTTGCCCTTCATAGGTGCCTGGGCCCATCCTCAGGCCGAAACAAGTGCTTAAGACGTTTGGAGATACTTACCTCAAATACCACGGGGTTGCAGGATGTTGAAGCATTCAGGCAGATCTTAGATTCCCTCCTGACTGCGGGAAAAATGCTTGAACTGGTTAAGCTTGTCGGACATCCTCCAGCTTGGTCTGTCCAGCAGTTGTCAGCACGAGGTGTTCTGTTCTTTCTTCAAGGGTTGGAGGAAGCCTCGAGAAGCATCGGCAATTCTGGTGCTCTCATTCCCCTGGTGATCGAGATCAAAAGAACAGATGCGAGTGTCAATGGACTACACCACTTCTTGAGATCATGGTCCCCCTCATATAGGTCCCACACTCAGATGAGTGATGATATTGACCCGTTGACCTACTTGGCCACGCGGGGAGGAATTTCTCCCCCGCTCAAGGTCTTTGTTGTTCCGGAGGTGGATGTTTTGATTGGACAGTCCAGATACCTAGATGCTTCCTGGGAAGCCCCCACACCGCAGGAAACCCTCAAGCCCATTGCCTGGCCAAGAATTGCTGGGTCATCAGGAGGTGCTCCCATTCCCAC